ATCAATGCAAGCGTTTTGAGTGCCACTAACTAAACTTCCACTAAATGTAAGATACTGATATCCTTGCACTATAGGGTCTGAAAGAGACGTATACTCCGCACCGTCTATAGACACTGATACTGGCCAGCCCTTTTCGCCCATATCAACAGTATGGCCGTCTTCATGTATGGATGAGCACAGCTCTCCATCACACTCATATAATCTATCGAGATTTTTTAAGTCCCCGATTAGTCGCCTTATCTTACGTATAATCGTGTCAGCGGCACCATCAAACTCGCATTCTTCTGGATAGGTTACAACATGATACAGCGCTGCTTCTTCGCCTAGCGCTGCGTTGGATGGGGAACTTTCCGCGCTATTAGTTGTGTTGAAATAAGTAGATCTATACCACGTGTCCCCTGTGCCCTGTGAATGAACATAAGTATATGTAGATACTCCAGTCACTAATGGTACAGACGCTAGATAAGCATATGTGCCATTCTCTGCGTTTGATGTATAAATTCGTATAGTATCATACATCAAAAGGATAGTGGCTATATCAGCTACTTCTATAGTTAGTTTTATCATGACAGACTCTACCTATTAGTTTTTATGATACTGTAGTTTCTTCCCAAGCAAAATACGTGACACTATAGTCATAAGTGGGCCAATACTGTGCGTAAGCAGTTCCAGAGACGGTTTGGTCATACTGAGCTCCTCGCCAAACTTCCTTCACGTGCACAACATTATCGTCAGAACCATAATATATAGTAACGTCCGGGTTATATCCCTCACTGCCTACAACTGTGCCATAATACTTAGGATCCCGTGTATTTCTATCATATGTCTTAGGTACAAAAGGCATTCATTTTACCTCCTGGTAAGCTCTAATTCCTGAATACGCCTTCTTAAATGTTGACACAAGGTGTCTTTGTGAGCTAGTGTTCTAGCGTATTCATAGGAACGTTTCAATAACCTTATATCAGTTATTTTTTTCAATTCCGCTCTAGCAGTTCTAACCGTCATGTTAACTACGTCTTCTATTTCTAAGTCCTTTTTAACAAACGGTATCGCTGTATAAGAAGAATTCTTATCTTTTTCGTCATCTTTGGTCTCAGGTTTATCAGCCTCAACTGGTTTGGCATCGTCTTCACGTATAATATCCCAAGTACTTTTGTCTCTCAGTTTAACATTACCAAGCCATTCTATAAAAGGCTCTCCTGGCTCAAGCCCGTGCTTTTCACCATATTGTTCAAATAATTCATCCAGAGGTATCTTATGGCCTGGACCAACGGATCTTTTCATGGCATGTCGCCATCCTGTTGTTTTATTTCTTACATATCCTTCCATCTACCTTGTCCTCCTATATTTTAATTACCCTTGTCCAAACCTTCGTGGTTTGAATCAACTCTGTCTATAATAAAATGTAATATATTAGATAATCTGTGAAGCACTACCCCCATAAAAAACAACGCCAGTAGCTGGGGCATAATATTAAGTTTATAAAGGCACAGCATTCCTGTGCAAAATAGGCTCACCCACACTGACGTACAATAGGGACAGTCAGTAATGTCATGTATAAATTTTAGTATTCTACTATGACTGTTGAATAAAAATTCTCTTATCGGTTTAAATAACTCCGACTTAGTTATAATACCAGTTATAGCCTCTATCAAAATTATAGTGGCTATTATTTCCAAAGCAAAGGTCATCATAATCTCCAAGTATATAAATAGCGCGCCCATTTTTCAGGGCGCACCAGATATATATCTATTTTATAGTGACCTGTCTATGATGCCCATACCAAGCATACGAGGATCAAGACATGCAAATCCAATTTCTTCCCAACCAAAGAATCCAGCTTTCTGGACCCTAAGCAGGGTTGGATCGTCATGAGCTTCGTATACCTTACGAATAGGCATAACAAGTGAGTCATTAACACTAAGGTCAAAACCTAGAACCTGGGTTTCTCCCAGAGTAGAAACTGTGCCGTCGGCTGCGGTAACATTAGGATTGTCCAACTGATAAGCATTATACTGCTCATTTCCATCAGCAATAAACTTACCATAAGCTGAAGTATTTCCATTAATGTTATACAGACCGGTAGCGCCCAGATGCTGTACCTCATGAAGAGTCACGTTCCAAATACTGCCCATTCCAGCGGCCTGGAAAATTTCGCGCCTAGTCATTGGGTCAACGTCTGTGTCAGTCCATTCCCTGATGTCAGCTGCATCTTCAGGTGAAACATACAGATCCGTCAAGGTTCTTCCAATTCTCTTGAACCCAACAATCATCTTGTTGAGAAGTTCCTTTGAGAGATATCCAGCACCAGTAGATGCAGGATTGATCTCATAAATAGGAGCTGGGCGCGAGCCAAGCAGTCCCTTTCCAAAGAATCTTGAAGTAGCGGCGGGCAGAATTACTCTCCAACCACTCTCTTCTTCATAATCAGCAATTCCCTTTGCTGCTTTCTCTGCGGCTCTTGCCGCGATGTCAATTCTCGAATCCCTAGCATAAGTGAGTTTCCAGTCGCCAGAAGCGTCTATGCTAAATGTTGGCACATACACTTCCTCACCAATACCTTCGATGAAGTTCTGAGCAACGTAACCAAGGCCTGGTAATACCCACACAGGAATTTCAAAATCCTCAGCAACAGGATAAGAAGCCTGCGCGCCTGGCCCTAGAATTTCAACAGCAAACAGCTGTCTCATAATGGAATCTCTATCTATAGCTTGAAGGATTGGAGTAGTTAGAGCAGCAGCGAACGCCTTATAGGCCATTATGCCTTCAGGAGTATTTATAGCAGCAGTTGCCCTAAATAATTCTCTCATTTCATTTTTGTCCATAACTTAACTCGCCTCCGTCAAGTAATTTTGGATGCACTATACGTGCTTTTGATCCAATAATTAAATGCAAATATTATATTAAAAGTTTTATCCTAATAGGATAAAGTGTGGTGTTATTAACATTAGCAGTAACCTGCGCAGCACTGGCGCCCTTCAATACTACGGCTACGGGTGTTGCATTAGTATACGTAGATCCACCCAAGTCAGTAATCTCAGACATGCTGTTCTTACGAACTAGCATCTCAGAACCAGCATTAATAGCGCTAGTATCATAGTAATGAATAGTGTCCCAAATACCCAAATGCGCAACTGCTACAGGAGCAGGTTTACTTCCATTAATTTGTCCATTTGAATTATAGCTAGGCTGTGCGATAACATCGGAAGATCCGAGATCACCAGGCATCATAAACCCAGCCGGATGAATTGAATGATATCCCGTCTTGACTTTCTGCATCAAAAACCCAAACGGATCTACGTCTGTATCAGCAGTATAAATCTTTACCGTTGAGTCTGTCTGGGAATTATCCAAATAGCAAACGGAACCTGCATATGCTAAAACATCACCCGCTCCACCAGAAACCGTGGTCTGACCATAGAACTGGCAGAACTGATTCTCTACTACGGGATGTCTTGGTATAAACATAATAACTTTCCTCCTTGCAAAATTTTACGATTACTTACTTCTTGCTCTTATTTACAACATTCTCGGCCATAGCTTTACCCATTTCTCTGTATTTGTTGAGAACATCATCAGCAAGATCGGCTTCCAAATTCAACATAGCGGAAACAGCTTTCATCGGATCAATCGAATCCTCAGATTCGATAACAGCCTCGTCTTCGTCTTCTAGCACTGCTTCGGTGTCCTCTTCTGAGGCCTCTTCTGAATCCTCTTCCTCGGTAGCGGTTTCTTCTGAATCCTCTTCCTCGGTAGCGATTTCTTCTTCAGTGGTCTCTTCAGTGGTCTCCTCAGCGGCCCCTTCTATAACCTCGTCAGTATTGTCTTCTTGTTCCTCAGCCTCTTCGGCCTCCGGAGACGCTTCTAACTGGGTTATGACATCATTACGAAGTTCAATCCTATCTGTCTTATACAATTCAAATTCTTCGTCGTTCATTACACGAATCTTGTCCATCTGATCATTAACAGCCTGCTTATCAATAGCAGCTACGCCGTCATCAGTAAGGGTCTCAAACCTTGCTTTAGCAAGTTGTTGCCTTTTGATGTCTTCCAGCTCTGCTTGAGCCGCTTCTAGCTGCTCAGTAAGCTCTTGTTCCTTGGCCTCAAATTCAGATTTTACACTCTCAAGATTCTCCTCCATCTCTTTAGCTTTGGTAGAAATCTCAGAGACAGTAAGCTCCAACTCTTCATTTTTAGCTTCGATGTCAGCAAGCTCTGTGCCCTTTGCCTCTAAGGACTCATCAAGCTTGGTAATCATGTCAGCAGATTTGTTGAGAGCTTCTTCTGTTTCTTTTCTCATAGCAACTTCTTCTTTCTGCCTGAAGATGACATCAACTATTTCATGTACATCTTGAGTAAATTTGTCAGTCATGAAAAAACCCTCCTACTTATTTAATATTAATTAGCGAAACCAACCTCATACAAAAACTTTAAATAGTTCCATTTCCTATTCCTAATTCCCACGTAAAAATTAATTACTATAATATCTACGCCAAATCTGATTGGTGTGCGTATTATCAAAATTGAATCCGACACCCAACATAAACACGACGTCAAAGTCACAATCGTCATCTGAAGCAGCTGCCTTAACCATTAACTTAACAACATTATCAGTCGTATTCTTGTCGACATAATAATCAAGTTCAGCGCCTGGCTCTGATAACGGAGTTATCTGGACGATGCCTTCAGCAACATCATGATCGTTAAACGAAACACCGCTGGATAACACCACAGAGGTGCTACCGGATGCCAATGTGAATGTGTCTCCCCAAATAAAGGGAAGTCTGCGACCATTGCCTAAGTTACGATACAGAACGGCGTTGCCGTCGTCAGCATTGACTCTTACGACTTTGGGCGTGCTCTTCACATTTGATCTTACTCCGCCTGGATGCGGCGTACTTGCTTGTGGCATAAGCGATTACCTCCTTGTTTTATTTCCTACTTTACTTAATGCTTCCATCAGCTCGGCCAACAGATCGCCTCGTTTATCCATAGCCTTTAAGTCTGATAGTTTATGCCTTGTATACTCTCCGGTCTTAGATACAATAACCTGCCTTATACATTCCGGATGATCCGCTCCTCGTGACGGCGAAGTACATGCCGTATCATAAAGAGCACACCAATCATCGTGTAAAACCTTTGCATCTGGACCTTCAAACGTAGCATCAATTACTCTCCTCTTATAGTCTACACAAATTCCAGGAGATGTTTGTGTACGAACATCGTCTGCACCGGGACCTGGCGCCACAGTTGCCGGGGATGTTACAATAGCCTCTGCGTCCTCCCTCTCCTTCTCATTTAATTCTTCTTCGGTAGGTTCAAGTTCTACTACCATTATCTCTTCCCCCTTTTTCTTTGCTGTTTCTAATATCAAGGATCTGGGATTGGCAGGGTTTTTTACAAGCCCGCATCCCGAAAACAGCAGTTCTCTTAATACTCTTAGTACCTGGCCCTTTGCCACTTCCTTTCCCTTTTTAAGAATTTTTGCGATACGCCCTAATACATCGTCTGAAGCCAGTCCCATTGCCTCAGCTTCCTGTCTTGATAATATCAAATCACCAATTTTCACATCGTAATTTGAAAAATATGTTTCCATGGATAATTTCCATTTATTGTCTTTTACTTCTTGTGCCAGCTCTGGAAATCTACTCTTATATAGAATACCAGCTATCATAACGTCTAAGTCCATTCTATCGAGGTTCTCTGGGCTCATCCTCTTTAATTCTTGTATATTAAGTTTATTTCCAGCTCTATCAACAAAGGCACTAGAATATATATGCCCGACTATTTCAGTCTCTTCGTGCTCAATATCCAATGCCTTATTATCTATAGTATGGTGTGATGCCACCATTTCGGTGGGCATAAAAAAAGCATCATTTAGGTTAGCCCCAGATGACACAAAAATGCCCGAAAAAAATAATATATCGGGCGTTTTATTCTCAGGAAAATTTACAACAGAGGCAACTTCGCGTCTAAGCTCATCGGTGCCTTCCAACAGTTCTATGTTAGCCTCAATTGTTATAGGATTGAATTTATGTTTCACTATGTACCTCCCCTTCCCAGATCAAAATACAAAGTCTCTATCTATATACGGTTAGTTAATTATAACTACCTGCCCTTACTATAGATTGGCATAAATCATTAATTATTGATCATTGTTCAATGTTTCAAAAAATCCTCCCAAGAATTCCAAGAACTGCTCATTATCCATAACCTCAGCAGCATAATTCATAAAATACTTAATATCCGCAGAAGTCGCTGATGGCTGGTTACTAGGAGATTGATTCGGCACCTTGGTCTTGCTATTAGGATTCGTATTAGGCTGCTTCTTCTTCGGCACTTGACCCTTTGGCCTGCCTGCCGTTGGCGTACCACTAGGAGATCTCTGTGTGTTTTGTACTCCACCGCCTTTCTGTTGAAACGGGCTGCCCAATATACCAAGTATACCCTTCTTCACATCTGGTAACTCATTCTTCATGTTACTAAACTCGTTCTCATAGTCAAATCCCAGCTGTTCTAGAGCAGTTTCGTATGATAGCATTCTTCTATCAACTAATTGTGCAATTGTGCTCATATACAGTATAATGTCTCTCAACACAGTATTATCCCATCTAACTTTAGGGAATCTGTCAAATCCCATTGCCTCAGCTATCTGTCTGTATTCATTATATATCCAGCGTTCTACCTGACGTCTCGCATAGTTAACTTCCTCTATAACAGTTTTGGTTACAAGGTTTGCCTCTCCTGTATTCAAGTTGGTAACTCCGTCTATAAATCCTCTAGAGAATGCCAAACCACCAGTTATATCTTCATTCACCTGGGCATATTTGTCTTGACCTAGCACAGCCTCTATCTCAGGAGACACTATTTTTTCTATTTGAAGCGTGTGATTCCACACCACGTCAAACGACTTGGATGTGGTAGAATTGAACAAGTTGGCAATAGTTTCCAACTCTGCTGTATTTGTTACTGGAAAATCATCGCTACCAATAGTTATCTTTAATATATAATTAGTAATACCGTCCAGAGTACTGAGGTCTGCTTCACGCAAGGATTTCTTGTATTCTAACGCATCAAATACCTTTATACCCCTTGGTCTGGCGTATCTTTCGTATGGTTGTTTTCTATAATCCACTTCACCCACATATAGAGGATCGAGATCTATGCCCTTGCCTTCTTTAACCTTTGCTTTAAAATCACTTGGCAATAGTTTAAGTAAGAGTTTATCATCATCAGTTAGTTCAATTACTGACTTTTTAGTTAACTTAATTAGTTCATCGGACGGTTTAAGGGTCACTTTGGTGTTATTAAACAACATACTGCCCTCTATATCAACCAACAGCGGGTTTAATACCGTGTACGCAACTGGCATGAACCCCTTTGACCATATCTTTTTCCTTGCAGCCAATTCGGCTTTTAGTTCACGCTCATCTTTCTTGCGCCCATCCAATGCCTTCATGTCAGCCTCTAGCTTTTCTAACCTCTTTTTGTGTATTCTATCCGCTCTATCAGTAATTTCTTGCAGATCTCCACGTGCCTGCTTCAGTCCTGGTATAGGGGACAAATAACTAACACCCGGCATATACTTACCTATAATCTTATAAGTTCGCACCATTCCTATCCTAAAAAAGTCAAAAAATATCCAGTCCAGTGTTTGCTTAAAATTCACATCAAAATTCCACACATCATAAAACTGTTTTATCTTCGGATCATCCAGATCATTTTCAAACCCTTTGGCAGCAAAATTAGTAAGGATGTCTATATGAGACCCGTACATATCAAATTCATGGTAATATCTAATAGATCTCTTATATGATTCTTTTGGGTCCTGCATATACGGCGTCTGCTGTACGGATAAATCAAGATCAGACCTGCTTAACCAGTCCCTTCTAAGAACACTAGCATTCTCTGCCGTCCTCATTTTAATAGCTACGTCTGAGGGCAAAGATGCCAATACCTGTTGTGAGGGATTCAGGAAGAAAGTAGATTTACCTGTTGATTCATCCACTTCTATCTTTTTTATACCCGCGTCTGGGTATTTTTCCTTAAGATCGGCTGTTACTTTTTTTAATTGTTTGTGATCCATTTAAATGCTCCTTATGTCTTATCCACTGCACTCAATTCGCTCTTACCGTTCTTCTTCCACACTGCGGCGGTTTGGAATACGCCTTTCAATCCCATTATAATGCCGAATAGTGCGGTGAACTGAATACCGTTTATGAAACTTAAAATCAATAGTACGGTGATTAGAGCCAGTGCCCATATTTTAATCGAAATAAATTGGGCAAATAATTTCTGAAACCAAACGTCCCAAAGTTTGTTTGGCACTATAAAGAACCCATTCCGCCTGGCTTTTAGTTGCCTTTCTAATTCCTTTTCAAATTCTTCGTCTATGTCACCCCCGAACTCTTCAATTCTATCATGTACGCGTTCGAGCATGTCTTTAACAGTGGTAGCGTCTACCTCTTCTGTTGTAGGTTTTAATTTTTTTTCCGCATCATCACTAATCTCTGTTTGCAATGCATCTGACTCCATAATAAATACCTCCTATATTATTAATGAGTTAAACACGTCGCTTTGGAATAGCATCTTTCATCCACGTTTCTCCAGGGGTGCTCGTCACTTGAGCAAATTGAGCACCTTTGCCGTGTTGTCGTACCAATCCCTGAGAATGCAATACTTGCGCCTGTTCCATGGACTGCCTCTTCATCTCACGAACTCCCCACCCCGCTAGTATCATTGCCGAGTAAAGGTCTTTGTTCTGCCCTTTGGTGGGCGTATCAAAATGGCGTGATCCTCTAGCTGTTTGGGTTACAACTATATTCAACATTTGAGATTTAAGTACTTTTACTTCCTCATACAGTTTTTCCGCTATTGGATCCGGCTTATCTTCTCTGGGCATCACCGGAAATCGGATCTCTTTGTGTTCTATAAGTGCCAGTGTGTCAAAGTTGGCATCATTTATCCATTGTACTGTAGGATTAACCATTTGTAATATACGTTTGCCTGAATGGCCCTTAGTCAGCTCGTCGTCTATATCAAGTATAGGCGTTTTGCCACCATATCCTTCTTGAAGTAAATCCTTTATAGCTTTTCCGCCGCCTTGTGAATCCATAAATATTTTAACTATGTTAAACTTACTACACAAGTCCTGTACAGCCATTGTCATTTTCTGAGTAGTCTCGCCCTTGATTTCATTTACATACACCAATTTATGCGGATCACCTATCTCCACGATTACCACTCCGCATGCCGCAGAACCACCTTGGTTCGGATCCATGCCCATTACATATTCCTTGCTATGTGCACCAATCATCTGTAAGCTAAAACCGCTGTTGTTAGTACAAGCATCTAACATAGAAGCTTTAAAAAACCCATCGCTATCAGATACCATGGCAGCCTCATACTCCATCTGAAATTCTATTGTTGACATCTGTAGTTTAGATGAATTAATATTTTCCATATCAAGGAAGGCTGGCGGCATAAGCTGATAAGGGACCTGATGTACGGCATATTTCTTTTCCAGTTCGGGGCTCTTCATAGCTTTCCAATAAGATCTCATCCTGTCCCACATGTGGTTGAATTTAAAATAACCAGAAGAAGCCATGACCATCTTATTGGCAGCTTCATCTACAAAATCTTCTTTGTTTGCAAGGCCTCTATCTATCAACTCCTGTTGACGCTGATACTCACGAACGCGCTGCATAGGCTCAGAAGAAACGGCTGCCATAGGCCTAATTACCATGTCAATAATTTCTGGTTGCATTTGAGCCAACTCATCAATTTCTATTAAATAGAAACGAGACCCACGAATTTTGGATCCATCTACACCAACAGGCAGAGCAGCTATGTAACTTCCGTTTGATGTATCCGTTCCACGAAATTCTAGAGAATGGGTATCGGCCCCTCTGGTTGGACCCTTTGGGCACGCTTCTCTGACTATAGATGATCTTTGATATATCTTTTCTACTTCGTTGAAGATAAATTTCGACTGACGAAAACCAGGCCCCATTAATCCCACTCTATATCCAGGATATAACAAAGCATGTAGTACAGCATTAACCCCTAGTAAGAAAGTCTTTCCGCAACCACGTCCAGCAACCGTAATAGTAAAGTTCTTAAACCACATGTCGCGCAGTATTATGCACTGAATAGGTGCTAAGTCTACATTCAAAAGATCATACGCAGCCATCACAGGATCGCTTCTATAATATTCGATCATGTTAGCGCCCTGTTCCATGACAACGTCTATGTTATCATAAACATCAATGATGCCCAATAAGTACCCCCTACCTATCTAACTCTGTAACGCTAGCGTCCGCATCATCTCTATTGCCTATAAGCAGTTTTGACTGTAATACTTCTTCTTCATCCTTTTTCATCCTTAAAGCGCGATCCATGTTTTCTTTCTTCTTATCCATGTCAAATGAAACTGCCAGATCAACAATAGAAAATCCGCTATACTTCTTAGGATCTATGCGGTCTTTTCTTCTCGAAGCTAGATTCTCCTTAAGTTTTTCTGTTTGCTTTCTAAGCTTTTCTATCGCTGCTGACGTATCTATCAGATCGTCTGGACTATTTTTACTACCCTTTAATAGCCTGATCTCCAACACACGATTCATAGCTATAGACATAATATCGTCAAAATCACTTGCTGTAAGCTGTGACTCATCAAAATCCTTTAAATAGACTCCTACCAACCCCTCGTATACAACTAACTCATCTTCATGAAATATGTCTGAGGCTGGTATAAATCTCTGTAATAGTTCTTTAAATTTCGGCGGCTTCTTAGGCCTTCCTACTTTCCCCTTTGGCATCTTTCTCCTCTATACCAACGAATATAACTCCTCCATGTCGGATTTGGCACATTTAAGTTCTTTCATCTCTTCTTTTAATAACATAAAAAATTCTGGAGTAGCGTTGTGGCCAAACATATTTTCTATATCATTGCCTAGCGCTATTTCTAGTTGCTTCAGATAGGACATCCGCCTCTCTGTCATTACGCTTTCCGTCTCATCTATAGCATCCCTATTCTCCGCCACCCAGTCAGTAGCTTCCTCTGATACATAACTATACTCATACTCCATGCTATCAGAGAGCTTGTCCTTAGTTTTAAAATATGCTATTAATGATTTTGATATTTTATCCTTGGTTTCCTCAGTGTGGCTGGTTCCCAGCCTCTTTTGCCTAATCCTCTCTTTAGTAGCCTCACTAAGTTTATGCCCTATAGGACGTCCTCTTTTTCTTACTGTATCCATCCCTTCTCTACCCTTCCAAGTTTACGTCATCTTTTGCACATTTTATAAGTCGATCTGATCCAAATATTTCAATGGATACGGTCAGCTTTTCGCCGTCTACATTCACAACCGTGCATGTCATGCCTTTAAACACGGTACCTTTCAGTTTGTAGATACTTCCTATTTTAATTTCACTCGTAGGCATGATGTCTTCATATTTCTGACCCGCCATCCTTTTAACTTGCTTCATTTCTTTTCTGGAACATACACCTATATAGTCTTTTATCCACTCGCACTTGTCCACATACGATTGCGTACCATTAGTGTTGTCGTATTCAATAAATATATAATTATTGTATAGTGGAACGCCCTTGGTTCTTTTCCCTGCCTTGGTTTCATATTCACGCTCAACCGTAGGATACAAATAGTTAACTACTCCAGGAGCAGTTTCCAAAAAATCTTCGACTTTTTTATGTTTTTGTGGAGCTATTGTCCATACGTGCCAATCCTTCATGTTAAATCCTTTCTACTTTAGTGACTTTTTTACAATTTGGGCAAATACACAGGACTGTATTAACCGATACAAAAAGTTCTCTGCTACATTCCACACATTCAAACCAACCCTGTCTACCGGCCTTTCTAGGCTTGGAAAACTCGAACGGCAAATTTAAATGATCGTCTGATATCTTACTTTCTTTGTGTATCTTATCTCTATGTTTTTGTAGCCCGCCTTCTGGTATCCATCTTCTATCGGTGACGCCAGGGCTCAACTCTTTTCCCATCTACATCCCCTCCGTCTTTCTTTTAGAATCGACATGCACAAATCTTTTACTACTTACGTAGTCTGCTATAAATACAGCCAATTCTTCTCCCGTATAATCAGACATAGGTTTCCTCACAGCTGGTTTTGTCCACGGACCATAGTGGTAAAAAATCCCGTAATATATCTTTAATGCGGACTTTCTGTCCAATTTATCCTTAAACTTCTCCTTATATACTTCAGCCACTAGTTCAGCCATCAGCTGAGG